AATACTTATGGATGTATTGGTATCGTAAAGAGTCCTACCTTTAGAACAGTAACATCAGGAACATGGAGAAGTGGTCAAGCAAACACGGCCGCTGATCCTAACATTTTTGATAATAGAATCGCAATTACAACAGATGACTATGCAAAATTAACTGCCAATAGTGTAATCTCGCAAGTTGATGTAAATAACGATGTTATATTTACAGCGCAAGTACATGAGATTGATTCTACATCAAATACAATATTTTTAGCAGAATATATGGGACCATATAGAAATAATGAGTTAGTTGGTAACGGGGATACATCATTTAACCCAGAACTAGCAATAACCTCAAATACTGGTCAGAGAATAACAATAAATAATCCTATAGAAGATAATGTAGTTTATTCAGATTATATTCAAAGAACGGGCGAGGTTTATTTCATGGAAGATTTCTTCCCATTGTCAAGAACTGACCTCTCAAGAGAAGAATTTAAATTTGTACTGGAATTTTAAGGAACGTAAGTAAAGATGCCTATTAATAAAAATTTAAACCAAGCACCATACTTCGATGACTATGATGCCGAGAAGCAGTTCTATCGAGTTATGTTCAAGCCTGGCTATGCAATACAGGCAAGGGAACTTACACAACTCCAGACAATGCTTCAGAATCAGGTCGAGTCGTTTGGTGATAACGTATTTAAAGAAGGATCGGTTGTAAAGGGTTGTAACTTTACAGAACTTGATGATCTTCAATTTGTAAAACTAAATGACGTTTCAGCCAGCTTTAACGCAGAAGCATATATTAGTGGACCTGCAGTTGAAACAATATTAGGTCAAGAAGTTGAAGTCGATTATGTTTACGAAATCCGTGGTCAAGCAACAGGTCTTAAAGCAGAAATTGTTCAAGCATCAAAAGGCTTTCAAACAAGACCACCAAATCTAAATACATTCTTTATTAACTATTTAAATATTGGTGTTCTAGGTCAGACTCAATTCCAGGCTGGTGAAGCATTAGTATTAACAAGATATAAGTTCTTACGTGGAACAACTACCGAAGCATTAACGACCAATACTGTTATAAGTCAAGGTCTTGAAGTTTATGGCGGTGGTGCAACTCCTGCAGTCGGTAAAGCATTCGGTATCGAAGCTGCTCCTGGTATTATATTTCAGAAAGGCCACTTTATATTTACAGCAGAGCAAAGATTAGTTGTTGAAAAATATAGTAACACTCCTGATGACAAATCAGTAGGTTATTTAGTTGAAGAAAAATTCACAAGTGCAATACAAGATGCAAGCTTATACGATAACGCAAACGGTGCTAAAAACGAAAACGCACCTGGTGCAGACAGATTAAATCTTGTTCCTACATTAACAGTATTAACAACATCAGAAGGAACGGCAAACCCAGACTTCTTTACATTGATTCGTTATCAAAATGGTAATCCAATTACTATTCGTGATGTATCGCAATATAATGTATTAGGCGAGGAAATGGCTCGACGTACTTACGAAGAGTCTGGTAACTATATCTTAGAGAACTTCCCATTAAGTACAGATGACCGTGCTGGTGAAGTACAACTTGTCGTAGGTAATGGTACTGCCTATGTAAAAGGTTATAGAATAGAAAATTCTGGTGAGCGTTCATTCCAAATAGATCAAATAGCATCAACCGAAACAATTGAAGCGCAAAACGTTGGAATGGAATACGGAAACTATTTTGAAATAGATCAGTCATCTGCAAGTCGTGGTTATATTGATCTTAATCTTCAAGTTAAATCAGATATTCAAACAGCATCAAGTCAATCTGCAGGTTCTGTAGCAGTACATAATATGCCACCATCGAGAGTTTATATTCATCACGCTGCTTTCACTGGTGCTCAACCACTTTCAAGTGTTACTAAATTAAACGATGCAAGTAATGGTAGCGGTGACTTACCTCTTAAGGTAACTGGATTTGGCGCTCCTATTATTAAAGAAACAAACCGAAAGGCTTTAATCTTTGATACAGGTGTTGATGGTTTATTCGCAACTACAAATACATACATTCCTGTAAGAACGCAAGTAACAGGAACTGCTGCAACTGGTACTATTACTATTACAGCAAATCCTGGTGAAGATTTTAATTGCATAAACGATATTTCAGAGATCTTAGTTAATCAGGCTGGTGTTCAACACCCAGTGATTAGTAAAACTGTTCAATTAAATAATTCACAACTTAATATTGTTTGTGATTCAGCTTTAAATGGATCAGTAGAAATATTCTTTAATAAAAGGCTTGTAGGTTCCTCAGGTGGAATTGATCCTTTTAATAAAACAGTTACACTGCCATGTATTAAATCAAATTATACAACATCAGTAAGTAAATACAGTTTAGGTTTCCCTGATGTATTTGGAATCGTTTCTATTATTACTGAAGGAACGGGCCCTGGTGGAATTAATGAAGATTGGACAAACAGTTTCCGATTAAAAACAAATCAAAAAGATACGATGTATGATATATCTTATATAGAATATATTGAAGGTCGACCTAAGCCTGCTAATGGCATTCTTGTTACAACAATGAAGGCATTTAAATTATCGGCTTCAACAGGAAACTATTTCTTTACAATTAACAGTTATCCGAATACGTTAGAAAGATATGAGATTCCTTCTTATACATCTGAGTCAGGTCAAGTTTATAACTTAAGAGATTGTTTCGATTTCAGACCTCATGTAGATAAGATCTCAAATGCAAACTATACAGCAACGATACCTGCACAGGCTCCAACGATTACAACGACAGTAGGAACGCAACCAATAACATTTGCGACTGCTCCTAATCCGTTAATACCTGCTGCACAGCAATCATTACAAACAGATCTTGAACATTACCTATCAAGAATTGATACAATTGCTTGTGATTCTTATGGTGATATTATTTTAATAAAAGGTGAAGAGCAAAAGAACGCAATTCCACCTAAACTTGAAACAGATCAATTAGCAATCGCAAACGTTGAGATTCCAACGTTCCCTGCATTGTCCAAGAAACAATCTGATATTTTAAATAAGTCTGCGTATTCTATTAAGCCAAGAGCAACTGGTATTAAGAATTACACAATGAAAGATATGCATCAATTAGAAAAGAAAATTGATAACATGGCATATTATATTTCATTAAATCAATTAGAATCAGAAACATCGAATATGGTTATTCGCGATGAGAACGGTTTAAATAGATTTAAGAATGGCTTTGTCGTAGATCCTTTTAACAACCTGGAGTTATCAGAAGTACAACATCCACAATTTAATGCTGCTGTACCATTTAATAAAAAGATATTAACTCCTTCGTTGAAAACGTTTGCGTTAGATCTTAAATATGATTCAGCAACAGGTTCTTCAGTATTCCCATCTACCGCTGATGCTAAAGTAGCAACAATTGGAAGAAATAGTAATGTTGATATTATTAATCAGCCTTATGCTTCAAACTTTAGAAACTGTGTAAGTAACTTTTATAAGTATGTGGGTGATGGAGTTATATCTCCACCTTACGATGCTGCTTATGATACAACAGTTAATCCTGCTTCTATTGATATTGATTTAACAACTCCTTTCCAAGAATTTGTTGATAGTATTCAATCGTTCTTACCAATGACGGATGTATCAACTGCTCGAAACTTTGTCCGTGACGGAGGCCGAAGAGGAAGACGTGGTGCAGGCGTTGAAACAATGACAACTACAACAAGAACAAGTGAAATTGTAATTGATGATTCAAATGTTACAGAAAACTTTGTTGGTGAATTTGTTTCTGACTTTAGATTCCAACCTTATATGGCATCGAGAGATATTAAAATTTATATGTCAGGATTAAGACCTAATCAAAGACATTACTTCTTCTTTGATGGTGTTGATGTAAACGCACATATATTAAATGGTTCTAATACGGCTAACTCGGTTGGTGAAGTAGCAAGAATGGGAGTGAAAGGCGCTTCTGTAGAAACAGATGCAAACGGTGTATTAAGAGCTGTATTCCACTTACCTGCTGAAACATTCTATGTAGGTGATAGAGTATTAGAAATCGTTGACGTAAGTCAATATGCAAGTATTGATTCTGCTTCAACTTCAAAAGGATTCGTTACTTATCGAGCATATAACTTCAGTGTTGAGAAAACAAGTTTAACAACTTCAACAAGATCTCCAAACTTCGATGTAAATACTACAGTAACAACAAGAAACGTTGCTCGACGTATTCGAGGTAGAGATCCACTTGCACAAACATTCTTTATTAAGAAAGGTATGGGTGCAGGTTCTAACTCAGTTTACTTATCTGATATTGATGTATTCTTTAAACGTAAACCAGTAAACAGTGGCGGTGGTGCTAGTGCAACGGCTGCTCTGAATGGTGTTACAGTTCAAATAAGAGAAGTTGTAAACGGTTATCCAACGAATCAAATATTACCTTTCTCCGCGGTTCATAAGTTGCCTGCTAATGTAAATGTATCTGATGATGCATCTTTGGCAACAACATTTACCTTTGAAGCACCAGTACGATTAGACACAGAAAAAGAATATTCAGTTGTCATTCAGCCTGATGCATCAGATCCTAATTACCTTGTATTTACTTCTAAGGTTGGTGGAATTGATTTAACACCAGGGGCAACAAAAGGTTCTGCTATTACTCAGGATTGGGGTGACGGTGTTCTATTTACTTCAACTAAT